ATATAGATAACTATATGGCTCGTGTGATGATTTCAGATAAATCAACATGGGCTGCAAGTGGGCACGAAAGGGAGCCTCAACCCTGTACGGCGTGGTCTGGAACATCCATTACATTTCAGGTGAATCAAGGGAATATGGTTAACGGAACAACCGGGTACATTTATGTATGTGACGATATGGGTGGTATAAATGCTAATGGATTTGCCTGTGTGTGGGGTGATGTATCCATTGCCGGTGGGGGAATTTCCTCTATATGATTATTCGATGGCCGACATTTAACTCGAACGGGCACAAGTATTTTAGGGAAATGACTCCGATGGTGTGGGCTCATATTGTATCGGCGGAAGTCGCGGGGGTTAATTATAGCAGACAATTCATGTGGTATAGGCAATGGAGAGCTTAAAATATGGCTAACGATTTAACCGGCAACCCACTATATATTGACACGGCTTCTGCGAATGCGCTCCTGACAAGTCGCATAGAAGTGTTGACGATACGGTGGTATTCGCCTAGCGCAAGTGCTGGCCATACGGTGATTGTGCAGGACCAGGATGGGAATGAGAAATGGCCGTCTGTGGCGGCTGGTTCAAACCATGTTGAAGAATCTAAATGGTTTCCTGACCATCCTTTAGTGATGAGCGGGTTATTAATCCCGACATTAGCTAGTGGGCGGTTGTTGATTCACGTTAAAGGTCGAATACCGGCATAACGGAGGTAGCTATGGGAACATCAATGATGTCAGAAGAGGTTACGGTAGAGCCTGGCGCTTTGGAGAAGTACACCGAACGGTGCAAAAGACTCGTAAGTGAAGCGAACAGTCTTGCTTTAGTTATTAAGGGTTACAAGGTTGAGATGAAGGCGTTGGCGTCAGATGTTGAAGTTGCTAGGTTTGGAGCTACGGAAGAGTTGGGTAAGATTAAAAAGAAACTCGAATCAGACAAAGAACGGCTCATCATTTCCAGTAATGCGGCAAAGCAAGAGTCTATCCAGGTTATCAGTAGGCTTGCGTCAACGAAAGCAAAGGCTGAACGTGAAGAGAGTGAGGCTAAGAGAAAGGTGCTTGTGGCTCGTGGAGAATTGAATGTTGTGTCGAATGAGTTGAGCGGGAAACGTGCGCTTCTTGATGAAGCGAAAATGTCCGTGGCTGGTTACATTAAGAAGCTGCAATCGTTGTGAGGGTGTAGATGGCTATTGGAAGTACATTTGACTACAAACCGACACGAGACAAGATCATTCAACGTGCTTTTGAACTTGTGGGGGCACTGTCTGAAGGAGAAATATTAACAGGGGCTATGGCGCAAGAGGGCGTTGATGTTCTCCATGCGATTGTAAGGGAGACAGACAAGGCCGGTAAATGGCTGTGGACTATCGGGGGCGCTTCTACTCTGACACTGGTGGCGAACACATTTGTTTACACGACCTCTAATGGTCTTCCGAGTAATATTGCGACATTGGCGAATGTCATGTATCGAAACACCTCTGCTAGTGATTTGCCTGTGTTCATTGTAACGGCTGAGAATTACGAAAGAATAGAAAACAAAACTCAGTCTGGTGATGTCAAGAAAGTTTATTTGACCGAACACAGGGATATTGCGAGTAAGACATTGTACGTTTGGCCTACACCGAACACCGTCAACACTCAAGACGTGGTTACTGGGACCGATTCAAACGCTTACAAGTGCATCAAGGCTCACACGGCTGACAGCGTGAACAAGCCTATTACCGGGGCGAATTATTTGCTCTTTTGGGAGTCTGGCGGGTCTGGTGCGGTCGCTTGGGCTGATGGTACAAATTATAACGCTCCTGAACTGCTGCGGCTTCTATTCCAAAGGCCCATTTTTGACTTTGACGATGCGGCTCATACTCCTGATTTCCCTTCAGAGTGGACGAGGCAATTAACGTATAGAGTGGCAAGTGATTTAGCAGATAGTTATGGCATTCCGCTTGAAGAGCGAAATTGGATTCTTGGCAAGGTCAAAGGTGCCTCGTCTGACATTTTTACAGCTACCACACCAGTAACAAATGACAATCATAATAAGGCGAAGTATTTCTAATGGCTTCCTCTTGGACGAAAATTCCCATGATCGGTCAACCACACGAGAATGTGGATGAGTCTGAATTAGATCAGGTTCAGGCAACCGTTCAAGACGCCTATGTGAACGAGCTTGACCATATCGTGAAACGTCCAGGGCTTGACTCGTGGCTTGACCTTGGTACAGCACAAGGAATTGACGGCTTATATTGGTGGGACAAGAAAAAGTCTGTCCTTGCCGTGAGTGCCGGTAGGGTGTGGAAGATCACCGATTCTTCTGGTACAAAGTCTGAACTTACAGGGTCAACGGATCTGGTGAAAAGCGGGAATGTGACTTTTGCCGGTGACAATGACGCTGCCAATGTCGTGATGGCGAATGGCGAAAAAATGGTGCATACCGACAACGCAACGCTTGTAACGATGACTGATGCCGACGCTCCAGTTTTAGTGAGTCATGTTACTTCGCTTGATGGGTACATTATTGCGAATGCTTTAAATTCACACAAGATTCATTTCTCTAGTTCAACGGATCATACCGCTTGGTCTGCCCTGGACTTCGTATCGGCTGAAGGAAATCCAGACGATATTCTTTCCATCAAGGAAGGGTATCGGGAATTAATTATTGTTGGTCGTGAGTCTGTTGAGTTTTGGATTAATGACGGCGCAACACCATTTTCGCGTCTTGAGGGGTCATTTCAGCCGTTTGGTGGTTCTGCTGCTCATAGCTTGGCGAGAATTGGTAGTAGTTGGATCTGGCTAGACCATGAACGTCGGCTAGTAACAATGCAAGGCAGGAATGTGGTTCCAGTGTCGAATCCTTACGAGCGTGTCATTCAAAGGTTCACCTCTGTTGACGATGCGAAAGGGTACGTGATTTCAGTGGATGGCTACCCTCTCTACATTTTGAATTTTCCAACCGCTAGAACGACACTGGTTTATAACTATTCCTCTCAGAAGTGGTCTAAGTGGGGTTTTTGGGATACAGCAAAAGGGTCGTATGACAGGTTCAAAGGGCAAAGCTATTGTTACGCTCGTGCCTGGAATTTCCATCTAATCGGTGATAATGCAACCGGCAAAATATACAAGATGGCGAAAACCACATTTCAGGATGATGGCAATGCGATCCGTACACTGAGTAGGACCGGGAACATTAGTCACGGAACAGAGACACAGAAAATATCACACGAGGTAAGGATTAGAACAAAACGAGGAGTGGCTAATGCTGACATTGCCGACCCACAATTTGTTATGCGAGCGAGAAGGAACAATAGAGGTCCGTTTGGAAATGAGAGGTGGAGAAGCTTGGGCCAAGCTGGTGAGCATGAACTACATTTACGGTATCAACGCAATGGACGTTATAAAACGATCCAATATGAGTTTATTCACTCTGACCCCTCGAATTACGTTCTCATAGGGGGCGATGAACGAATTACGGCACTAGGTAAATAATGGCTATCAAGGTTAGAAAGCCTCCTGGTGCGTCAGAGACAGGTAATTTCAGAGCGTTAGAGTCTTTCTTTCAATCACTGTTTCGCATATTAGATCCTGTTGGGACCGTGACCGTGGACATAGGAAGTATTGCGTCCGGGGCGGTTGCCACATTCAACGTAACGGTGCAAGGGGCGATGATCGACAAACAAGAGACCGTAGAGGTTGGGGCTCCATCAGGGATTAACGCTGGCCTGATGGCGTGGGGTGTAATAACGGCGGCTAATACTGTGCAGGTTAGAGTCCACAATACAACGGGCGGGGCAATTAACCCTGCTTCTGGTACGTGGGGTGTGAGGGTCATGCGATGATTCCGTGGTTTTTTCTGAGCTATCCGCGTTGTCGTACCGCTTGGTTGTCTGTCTACCTTACCGGGGCCGGGGTGCCATGCTTTCACGAAGCTTGGAAAGACGTTGAAAATATCGACGATCTGAGGAACCTCATGGAGTCGAGGGGCGACGGTACGGTAGCGAATGCCGATTGTGCCAATATTTTCTTCCTGAAGGAAATACAGGAAGAATTTCCAGAGGCGAAGTTCGTTAAAATCACCAGAACACCGGATGATGTTTATACATCCCTCGTAGCTTCTTATGGCCCACACAATTATCGTGTGTTCATGGATGCCTACGCCGTGGCTATGGATCAAAAAGTTGAAGTGGAGTGTAGCATTAATTTCGATTATTGGAATGCAGGAACCACGAAACAACTATGGAGCAAGATTGAGCCTAATAGAACGTTTGACGCATCGTGGGCATTAAGGATGGAAGAGTTTCGAGTGACCGTAACGAAGGATAGGATCAAGCGTGATTTTGAGACAGCTCTGGAACCGCAACGGTTGAGGATGGCGGAAAAGCTGTATCAATTTGCTGGGAATAAAACGTAAGGGGGTTTGCGATGGCAGCAATATGGGGCGCGGTAATCGGTGGTGTAGCGAGTATTGCGGGTGGGCTTTTGAGTGGTGACTCATCTTCTAAGGCTGCTGGGAAGCAAGCTCAAGCGACACGCGATGCTGCGGAGATTCAAGCGAGGTCATTACAACAGGCACAAGACAAATCTATTGCTCAAGTTGCACCGTTTAGGCAACTTGGGGTAGACGCTTCTGCTCAATTGTCAAATGCCTTGTTTGGTCCTCCTGGTTCCATACAAAATTTCATAGAGGCGTCACCGTCTTTTGATTTCCAGTTAAAAGAAGGTACAGATGCAATAAACGAAAACCTCAAAGCTCGTGGTCTGTTTGGATCAGGTGCAGGGCTTGAACTATTGGAGAAATTCAATTTAGGCTTGGTAGCGTCTGAGAGTGATAAGTTCTTTGATAGGTTGTTCAAGGCCACTACCATAGGGTCAAATGCTGCGACACAGAATGCCTCCAACATAGTTAATACTGGCACCAATGCTGCTGCTGGACAGTTTAATGCAGCGAACAATGCTGCGAATATTCAGTTTCAGGGTGCCCAAGCTCAATCGGCTGGGATTACAAATGCGTTCAACACCGCCGCTCAAATTCCTGGCAACATACTTCAGGCGCAACAATTTCAGAGACAGCAACAAGGTTTCGGTGGTGGTGGGGTTGCATCGCAACCTAGTGGTGCTAACGTTCCTCAAGTTCTGAATGCAGGTGAAGCTTTCAGCATATTTTAAAGTGGTCGATAGGAGAGTGCAATGGCTGGATTAATTGATTTCGACGCATTAACTAAGAACGAAAT